GGCCCGGGCACCTTGTTCGGCCCGGTCCCGCCGGCAGGGTTCACGTTCCCGCCGGTCCGCGCGCCGGCAGACGCCAGCGCCGTGGTCATCTGGCTGGTGGCCCGCTTCAGGTTCTGGTTCTCCTCCGCCATCTGCTGCATCTGCTGGCCCATCTGGTCCATCTGCTGCTGCATGGCCTGCATCTGCTGCTGGTAGGTTTCGTTCGCCTGGATCACCGGCAGGATCTTGTCCTTCCCGTCCAGGTTCAGGATCTGGAACAGCGCCGACAGCGGGAAAAACTGCTGCGCCTGCGCGCTCATGGTGTACGCTTCCATGAACATCTGGTTCTGGTTGGCGACCCGCTGCGGGTCCCGGCTGCTGATCTCGATCTGCACCGTGTAGGGGGGCGGGTTCACCGCGCCCTTGGTCTTCTTCCCGAACCACTTTGCCGGGTCCACCTTTACGGACCGGGTGTTCCCGTTCCGACCGGTGATCATGACCACCCGCTCCTTGTCGTAGAACTGGGCCGCCAGCCACAGGATCTGTTCGGCAATCGGCTTGTCCCCGTACTTGAGCTGCTCGGTGCGCATGCTCGCGACCTTTCCGCCGGCCTGGATCAGGGCGCCGATGGCCTTGCCGCTGACAATGCCGCCCGTGGTCTCGCCGCGGGTAAACTGGTTCGCGCCGCTGTCGGCCTTCAGGTCGCTCTGGAACATCGCCATCAGCTGGGTGATCGTGGAGTTGAACGGCTGGTTCTGCATCCAGTTCCAGCTCTCTCCCTGCACGATCCGGTCGCCCTCGACGATGTCCGTTTCCCAGTCCGTCAGCGCTTCCTTGTCAATGCCGCTCCCCCGCTGCACCAGCATCCTCCCCTTGGAGGACATCCGGGCGTTCATGTCCGCGTAGGCGGCGTAGCGGTTGATGTAGCGCATCATCGGCGCCAGCTCGTCCACCAGGCCCTTGCCGGCGAGGCAGCCTTCAATGCTGTCGTGCACGTCAATGACAAACGGGTACATCCCGTGAGCGTACACGTCCGTGTCCTTGTCCAGCAGGGCGTTCCCGGCAACGTAGGCAACGTTCACGGTGTAGCGCCGGGTGGAGGCATTGTATTCCCGCCACCAGTACTCGATCAGAAGCGCCCGCTTCTCATCGTTCATGTGCTCAGCTTCCGCCTGGTCGATCGTCATGCCCACGTTATTGTGGGTGCCGTCGTCGGCGTATACGTAGCGCCCCGCGTCCGGCCAGTGCTCCCGGTACCAGCTGAGCGGATGCCAGCTGACCTTCATCACGGCCCGGCAGTCCTGCAAGCTTTCCGCCGTCGGATCCCACAGGAAAGCCTCCACCGGCCAGCGGATCAGGCAGATCTCGCCGCGCCCGTAGTTCATGTCCGGGTCCCAGGCGATCTGGGTGATCGCCGTCCCCGTCGTGTAGAAGTCCTCGCACCGCCGGTAGTGCAGCCGCTCAAAGTTGTTCGCGCAGTACATGATGTAGTGCACCATGTCCTGCAGGTCGTCCGCGGCTTCCTGCATGTCCGCCGTCTCCGGCAGGAGTTTCACTTCAGGCATCGCCAGCATCTGGTCTGCGACCACATTATTGATCGTCGACTTCAGTGTCTGCAGCTGCAGCGTCTTCTTCCCGTTCTGGCTGAGCGTCTGCGCGTCGTCCTGCAGGGGATCCTCCATATGCAGCACCTGCCGGCAGTCCTTTGCGGCCTGGTGGTACGGGTTGTTCAGCTGCTGGAAAATGTCGAGCCGGTCATACACCAGCTCCACCAGTTCCTTGTCCTCTTCGTCCAGCGGCTGGTCCTCGTCGATATACCGCTCTAGTTCCTTTTCCAGCTGTACGTTCGTCATCTTCTCACCTCATATGATTAACGGTGCGGCGGGTGGAATTGTTTGTGAACCGAAAAACAAGGGAGGCTTTTCACTTCCTTCCTGTTTTAAATTTTTTTATTTATTTGTCCGTTGCACGCGGAACCGCCGCACCGTTAATTACTCCTCAAAGGGGCTGTAAGGCTTGTATTCCCGCGGGGGCCGTGAGGTCGCCGCGATGGGGTGGTCCATCAGGAAATACCGGGTCGCGTCATAGCTGTGATCTTCCGCCTGCGTGTCCACGTCCTCCCGCTTTTTCTCGCTGTAGGGCAGGTTCGGCACCGTCCGGATCCAGTCAGCGCACGTGCTGAACACGTACAGCATCGGCTTCCCATCATTGTCAAACCGCAGCCGCTCGTGGAACTGCATGAGTCCCGGCAGCCGGCTGTGGTCGCCCCGGTTGAACAGCACGCCCTTCGCCCGTCCAAGGTAGCCAGGCGCCATCTGGTCTGCCACGCTGTCCCCGCGGCTCTTGTCGAAGATCGCCGGGTCCGCCACTCGCAGGATCCGGATGTTCTCCCTCGTCTCCTGCTCTTCCCGCTCCAGGATCCCCTCCGCGATCTGGGAGGGCGTGAGCTTGATCCCTGTGTCCGCCTTCCGCGGTACGCACCCGTACCATTCCCGGTAGAGGTAGGCGCGGCCCTTCGGGTCCGTGGCAAACCACTGGCAGGCAAAGGGTTCCGAATACCCATGGTCGAAGGCAAAGTACCGCGGCCAATCCACCGGGATCTCGAAGGGCGCAATCACGTGCGTTCCCTTCCGGTCCTCGTAGTGCGCAGGATCGTTCACGAACTCCGTGAACACCTGCCCCTCGAAGCTGTCCCAGTCCCCGTTCAGGAGCGCGCGGCGCAATGCCTCCGGCTTCTGCTCCAGCTCGAAGATGTAGTCGTCCGTGATGAACGGGTTCTCCGTCGCCAGCGCCGGGATGTACTGCGTCCGCAAAGTCTTGGACTTGTGCAGGGTTTCGCTGTAGATCTTCTGCTCCTGAATGCTCATGTACGGCCCGGCATCCACAAACATCTTCTTCACCCAGCCGTGCCCGATGTTCCCCGGGTTGCTGGCAGAGCGGACGATGGGCACCACGCCCAGCGCCTTCTTCGCCCGCAGGCGGGTCTTGATGAAGTCGTAGATGCTCTGCTCGAAGCTCGTCAATTCGTCAAAGTACAGGAATTGTATCTCAATGCCGGAATACTTGAACCGGTCCGCCTCGTTCTCACAGTGGCGAAACAGGATCTTGCTCCCATTAATCAGTTTGAACTCATGCCGGCCAGCGTTGTACGTCGCCAGCTTCTCCGGATAGGAGGCCTGCGCCTCCTTGATGTCCGTATCCTCCAGCTCGCCGTAGCTCCGCCGGAAGATCGCCGCCGTCGTCCCCGGATGCTGCAGGCACCGGAAGAACGCGTCCATCACCAAAGCCTTCGTCTTCCCGCCGCCGGCAGCCCCGCCGTACAGGATCTCGTTCGCACGGCTCGCGTGAAACATCGCCTGCTTCGGCGTCGGCTTGTAGCTGATCGTTACTGTCGCCATGCGATTCCTCCAGTGTAGGGAGCGGGAAAATGGCTCTGCGGATGCCTTGCCCTGGCTGATGCCTCGGAACTGCGTCTATATTCTGTCGGAGGAATCTGCATGAAGAAGATCACTATGCATGAAAAAGAACCTGCTGCTCAGCCACACCCGCAGAGCCAAAAGGAGATCGTTCCGTTACAGCCAGCCGCCATGGCCGGCTTGGGCAAGCGCAGCTCCCTCTTTCTCTTTTCCCGTACAGCCAGCCACCGCTCTCCCCATGGCGGCCTCCGGGAGGACAAGCTTTGTTGTGAAAATTGTTTTAATTTTGCTCCCCATGGTACAGAGGGTACTGGTGGGGAAGCTTCGTTCCGGACCGGCCCGGCGTGCGCGGAGTCCCTGGCACGATTCGGCCCCCCCGGGGGTCCAGGCACCCCACCCCCACCCCGGGGTTGAATCCTCCGGCTGCCTGCCAGGGGGAGGGGGGAGGGGGGCGGCCCCATATGTTTTATTCCGATCAGGGGGAGGGGGGCCGTGCATATCCTGCCCGTTGTGCTATGCATAACGCTGTCACTTATGCGGAGATATGCGCATATTTATTCGGGCAAGTATTATCTGGTCTGTGTTCTCCACCAGATCATACAGGTTTTGGCATTTCAACTATTCGCTAAACCGTTGTTTCACGAATAGTTGGTGCATTATCCCTGTTCGTCCTGGTCCGGTGATCCCAGATCGACCATGCCTTCCAACTTGACGTGGACTGTGTTGTCCTCGTCGCTGTAGATCCGTTTGCTGGCCGTGTTCATCACATTCACTGCGGATTGCATAGCCAGCCATTTGTCGCTGTCATCCATGCTTTTCCGCAGGGTCTTACGCGCCTTTACATAGTCTCCGAAGTCGTTCTTTCGTACCTCGTCCTTCCAGACTTCCACGTACTTCGGGTGCTGCCGCCAGCGGGTGAGGATGCATTCCTTCGCATGGTATCCGTCGTCCCCTTTGCTCAATCCCCACATTTCCTTGATGATCTCAGGGTTTGAAAGGCCGTTTGCCTCCATCCGGACGAATCTGTCCTGCTGAACTGTAAGCTCCGGATTCTTTACACGCATTGAAAAACCTCCTTTCTGCCCCTGGCGGGGTGCTCTTTCGCACTCGTTTCTATGCTTCCAGCCAATACGCGGCCTGAGTAGTACAGGATCAGAGCAAAACAAATAAGATATAGCAAGAAAATAAGAACAAGATAAGAGCAATTAAGAGAACGAATAAGAATGAATAATAGATATATATATTAATAATATAATAAATGAGATAGAGACAAGAAAAACCAGCTACTGGCGAGTAACTGGTCTTTAGAGATATTTATATCACTATAGCAGATTATACTGTCAAGATCATGCAGTGTCAATGAGTTCGAGTGGCTGAAAATATTTTTTTGAAAAATTTTTTGAGATTTTTACTGCCAGAGGGTGGGGGAGCGACCTTTCCGGCCTTATAGATCAATGGCTGGAGCTATTTTTTGGCGATCTGAAAAAAAGCGTTGACAATGGGTGGCACCCATGATATATTATAGCCACAGACGGGTGGCACCCACAGATAGCCAGAAAGAGAGGCAACAACAATGAAGTACAGCGAGATGAAAGAAACCTTCCAGGAGGAACTGAACTTCCTGAAGGAGCTCACAGAGTACGAGTACGATCTGGAGCAGATCCACAACATGAAGGAAGCCATGGTAAACATCGAAGCCTGGCAGCGCGACGGATATGATGAGTTCCCGAAGAGCTTCACCGGCGTTAATGGTCCCAGTATCGTGATGGCCCTCTGGAACACCTTCATCGTTCCCGATGAGGAAACCAAGAAAGCGATCCAGAACGAGGAATACGAGGAGCGGTTCAAGAAAGAGCATCCCGACTGGCTGGCATTCGATAACTACTATTCTGACGGCTCCTGCCTCTTCATCGACCCCGAAACGATCTCCTTCATCCTGCAGCAGCGCCACTACGATGTCGAGCATCGCGAACTGATCGTCAAGGCACTGAAGGCCTTCCATCAGAACTACATGGAAAACATGTAAATCTGATCCTGGCAGACGGGAGCCGGGCACCGGCTCTCGTAGCCAGCACCAGATGCTGGTATTGACAATCAATGATATACTGAAAGAAAATGAAGGAGGAAAACCACAATGACGTACCTGGAGAAGTTTGAGAGCACCAACAGCAACGAGAACCTGAGCTGGTGCAAGCCCTACACCGACAAGAACAACGAGTACTACCTGATCCAGCATGACGGCGAGATCATCGATGTAAAGACTCCTACAGGCGAGTACAACCTGTACGACGGCACCCTGACCGCCGAGATCATGGAGTCCATTGCACGGGCAGTCAACAGCGATTATGACTGCTACAAGGGCTGGACAGACGAGCACATCGCCATTGATGCCATGACCGAGATCGGCTGCGCCTGCTGTCCCTTCCGCCATGTATGCGAAGCAGTCAACGAAGAGATCGAGACGATCGACGAAGACGCGGAGGAAGAATAATGACGACTGAGGCCAGCAAGGCCGCCAAGGCTCGCTACGACGCGAAGACGGCCAAATACATCAGCCTGAAGTTGAACAGCAACACCGACGCAGAGCTGATCAGGCACCTTGAGCAGCAGCAAAACATTCAAGGCTACCTGAAAGAGCTGATCAGGCGGGACATGAAGAAAACCGGGGATTGAGTTCCCCGGTTTTTATTGTGCGTTCAGAATTTTTTGTGCTTCTGCCAGAGCCCAGCCATGGGCGCGGTATACGCTGTTTTGGTCGGTATAGTGCATTTCGTCGCTGATGCTGCGGAAAGACCAATTGCATAGATACCGATATGTCAGGATCTGGCGGTATTTCTCCTGGCTGATCTGGCTGATCACCTGCCTTGCTGACTCGATGATCGCGCTGTACTGTTTCGCCTCCTCCTCCAGGGCGCGGGTGGCGTCGTAGATACCGATTGCTGCGGTTTCCACACGTGAGGATCCGCGGCTGTGGCTCATTGGCATTCCGCTGATTCCGCGGCCAGAGATAGAGCGTCCCAGGTCGTCATAGTGCTGGATCTGTGCCCGGATCAGCCGCAGCTCCGTCTCCGCCCGTTGCACCCTCAGGAAGTATTCCTTTGCCTTCATCCTTTGCTGCCTCCTCTGTATCCGGATATTTTAGCCACCACTCAGCGCAGCCGGTGCCGCCCTTGGCCTCCAGCTGGCATTCTGCCTGCTCCTCGCAGTACTCGCAGGGGCTGGCGCCGGCAATCATGCGCTGGATCACCTCATCGTACATTTTGATGTCCTGTGCCAGCCTGGCGTTGACGTATTCCAGTTCCTCAATTCGTTTTGCAACGGCTCGCGCTGCCTGTCGTGCGTTCATGATCATTCCTCCTGTGTTTAACTTGCCGGCAACTTGCCGGTAACTTTCAGCCTTTAAGATTGTGGTTGTTGCAATAATTGCAACTGGTTGCAATTTGGTTGCAATCAACTTAGTCATTGACTACTGCTATCACTCCCACTTCACCGACCTTCCACTATGTGATATAATTCATATAAAGGAGTTGATTATTTTGAACAATCTTCTTGAACAAATCCGCAAGATTGACCCTGATTTCATTACTGTTAGAAAGTTTGACGAACTCCTCGATGAAATGAAGCAAAAATATCATTTCAATATTGAGAACATAAAACATGAAATCAAACAATTAGAGCAGGAGATTGAACAAGAAAAGTGAATTCTGCCCATGTACTCTTTCATTCCAACTTCACCACTTTCCCATCATGTCAGGACTTTCGTCCCATCCTTTTTCCAACTCAAGTTCTTTGATTCGTTCGTCCTGCTTTTTCAGCAGGGCAAGGGCATCAGAAAGCATTTCATCAATGCAACAGATTTCTGATTTCCAATATGGGCATGAGTTTGATTCACATCTGTTTGCTTTACTTGCACAGCAGCATTCCAACCCTTTGATAACCTTCTCCCTGTCAATCATTCCAACTTCACCGACCTTCCTGCTTCGGTAGCTCTGGCATATACATCCATGCTTTTATTTCTCTAAGATCTCTACCACTGTCGAGAAAAATGCCATCATCCACGCCGTCCACATAATCATCAATCCAGATATCTTTCCCATCTGTCATAAGATACTGTCCATCATCACCGGGCAATCCGTGAATGATACCGTCAGCGTCTTCAGTAAGTAAATTCCATTTCTGTGCTTCCTGCTCTTTCAGCATGGAAATGGCATCTTCAACAGCATCACACCTGTCCTTTGACTTATTGATTTCTTCTCTGTCTTTCGAATGATGATAAACGCTGAAGAAATAATCTGATATTTCTTCCAATCCTTTGATAGTCTTCTCCAAGTCAGACATCATCGTTCGCAATCCTCCTGATCTGCCTCATATAGCACAGCTCCTTCATGAGCTGCATAAACTCCACGCAGTCAATCTCAACAGTCCCCGTCCTGTTATCATGCAGTTCCCTCATTTTTTCTTTCATGTATTCATACAGTTTGTCCATGATCACTCTGCCCCGCTTTCCATCACGTCCAGCAGCGCCAGCGCCCGGATCGCGTCCGTGATCCATCCGATTTTTTCCTCCAGGTCCTCGCGCCTGACCCGGTCCGCGACATTAAACCGCAGCCAGAGCCGCAGGTATTCCAGATTTTTCCGTGTATCCATTTTCCATTCCCTCCTGTCGTAACTGAAAAACCAAAAAAACGTAATTGACATGTTCTCCTATATTTATATATATCATTCTACTTTTCTTTATTTCTTTTAGTTTTTTGGTTACAAGAAGTAGTAGAATATATATATATCAAGGCTTCCGGGGAAAACTGACTCAAAAACCAAGTAACTGCAAGCTGTTACGCTTACCGCCAGAACGGGAAGAACTGGCTCCTGACTTTCTGATAGGCTCGCTGCACGCCCCATGGATCCATCCTGACGGCGGATTTTCGCCTCTCCCAGCCTTCCATCTCGTTCATGATCTTGGCGATCTCGATGCTGTCCGACCTGCTGGGCTTGCTCTCTGTCGGTTCCCCGAGTGCCCGGTGCCACAACTCGATGATGCATACCAGGCTGTCCTGCGCCTTTTTAGTGTCCTCGAGATACTGTTTGATGGCGCCGACGCGCCAGTCATCCTCCTCCGCGTCTGATTGTTCCCTGCGGATGATGTCCAGCAGCTCCCTCTTCGCGTAGGGCGGGAGCTCGTCGCGCCGGTACAGCGCCAGGGCCTCCGCCCAGCACTGGCGGATATACTCCCGCAGCTCTTTCTCCCGGCCCAGCAGGTCGTATCCGTCCTCGACGCACATGACCGGATAAAAGCGCCGGTTCCCCGTCTTGTCTGACAGGAACTGCGGGTTATTCGTCGTACCGATGAACGTACACCGCCGCGGGATGGTCTGCACGTGCCGCTCGTAGGGCGCGCGGTAGCTGTCCTCCTGCGCCGTGATAAAAGCCTTGACGCTCTCCGCCTCCTTGACGCGGGTCATGGCCATCAGCTCGGCGACCTCGCCGATCCACACGCCGCGGAGGCTCTCGATGCCCTCCTTGCCGGTGATGGTCTTGATCTCTCGGAAATAGTCGTCGCTGATGTTAAGCCAGCGCACCAGGGTGCTTTTCCCGCCTCCCTGGCGGCCCACCAGGACCACCATGTCATCAAATTTGCACCCGGGCCTGTAGGCCCTGTGGATGCCGCCGGCGAAGATCAACCGCGAAACCTCCCGGTTGTAGGCATTATCTTCCGCCCGCACGGCCTCTGACAGGAAATGCTCAATCCTCGGCTTTCCGTCCCAGCGCAGGCTCTCCAGCAGGTCCGTCAGGGGGTTGACCTTGTTGCTGTGGAAATAGATTGCCGTGGCCTGCGCCAGCATCTGAGGGCTGTACAGGCCGTAGTTTGTTTGAAAAAAGGCAGCCATCCGCGCGTCGTCGACGTCGCTCCATTCCTGCCATTTTTGCTCGTAAGCGTTGTACCATTCCGGTTTCCCGGTCATTTCGTTCAGCCGCAGCCGGTCCCCGTATTTTTCCTCGATTAACTTCAAAAATACAGAGATCTGCGGCTTGACGGACTGTGCCGGGAGTGCGCTCGTCAGGCTGACGCTGCTTTTGCCGCCCTCTTCGGGGGCCTGCGTTGCTGTTGCCGCCACTGTATGATCTCCTCCCGCAGTGCGTCGCACTGTTGTTTTTTGTATTCCAGATATTCCATTTCGCCCACCAGGATCAGGATCTGGTCCCATTCCTGGGCCGAACGTTCGGGTTTTGGTTTTGCCTCCAGATCCTGCAGGGCGCTGAGCCGCAGCCGGATCTCGTCCTCGTGGATTTCCTCGGTAATCTTGACCTGCTCCAGCAGATTGCCCGTCAGCGCGTCCAGAATGGCCAGAAACCGCCGTCTGTAATCTTCCATGAGCGGATCTTCGCCTTCGGTCAGACGCAGGCGCATGGCGTTGTCAATGGCCTTTACGGCGGTGCTGAGATTGCAGCCCTCGTGCTCCATCACGAAATCGATAACGGACCCGCCCCGCCCGCACCCGAAGCAGTGCCAGCCGGAACCCTTATAGATTTTCAGGCTCGGGTTCCGCTCCCCGTGAAACGGGCAGGGCATGAACCCGCTGCGGTTGGGCTTGTATCCGTACAGGCCCAGGATCTGGTCCATGCTGACCGTGTCGCGGATGATCTGTGCCGCGTCCCGTGTGTTCATACGGCATCCTCCATTTTGAGCTGCTCTGTCTGCATGTGGAACATTGCGTCGAAATATTGGAAAAGCGCCACTGACAGCTGCAGCATCAGGGGATGCGCGTTGCAGGCGTTGTTGGCCCGCACCAGCGCGTCCCGCAGCAGGCAGAAATTGTCCGCCGTCAGCGGCATATCGTGGAATTGCTCGTGGACCAGGTAGATCTGCCTCCAGATCTCCCGCTCTTCCTCTGTCAGTTTGCTGGTCATTACTCACGCTCTCCCTTCAGGTATTCGATCAGGACCTTCCCGGTGCTCCGCCCGTCGCAGAACCGGAACCGCACCCCGTATTTTTCCTGCATCGTCAGCATAGTTTTCTTCAATATCGCCGGGTCAAACCTGAATTTCGGCCGCCCGTCCCGCCCCATGGGGGACCGCCAGTTTTCCAGCAGTCCCCCTGGCAGTACTTCTTCCGTCAGCACGTACAGCGTGATGCCGCACCTCTGTGCCCGCTCGCACTCGTCGCGGAACCGCTCGTGCTCCTGGAAGCAGTTGCTGGCGAGCTCCGGTACGCCCTGCTTGGTGTCGACGCTGATGTCGCCTTTCCCGGCGATCTGGTAGTCGCCGACGTTCAGCGCCTGCCGGATGATCTCAATTCCCTGCTGCTCGCAGTAGGCGTGGACGTTCCGGTGCTTCCCGGCCTGCTGGCGGCTGTCTTCGTACAGCACCATGGCATCAGAAAAATGGCGTCTCGACGTCCACCGGCGCGAATCCCAGCGGATCCGGCACAGGCGGCGCCACAGGCGCGGTCTCCTTCCGCTTCCGGGGCTGCATGGGCTTGACGGTCCCGGCCCGCACGTCCTGCGCGACCTCAAACCTCCCGATCCGGGTGAAC